GGGGTTGGCGCTGGTGGTGTGCCATACACTGGAGGTAGCGTTGGCTCAAACGTCGCTGCTGACATGAATGTAAGTGACGGCGTTGCTGATGCGATGGGTTATTTTGAAGAGCCGGAAAGGAACATCTACGGAACCATGCCAACCACTGAGGGTGCTGCCGAAATGGGCGCAACGCCATATATGGATGTTGTCACTGGCACCACTAGAGCGCCGGGAAATCAGTCGCTGTTAGATCAATTCAACACAAGCCAAGCAGCATCCGACTTTGGGTTGACTGCCACTTTCGATCCAGCTACTGGTCAATACGTGACAGACTTGGGCGGGTTCGGCTTCACTGGCAACCAGCGCTATAAGCGTCAGACTCCAGAAGAGTTTGCCGCCCAGTTTGCCGGTGGTGTAAAACCGGCTCCACAAACGAAGATTGCAGCGCCTCCTGCCGTGACCGGCGGCATAGCGACGGTCAACCCTAGTGCGACTCAAGCGGCTCAAGCAGCAGTGGTTTCAGCAAACAGGGTGGCTCCAGCAACGGTTCGCAGCGCCGCTAGGCCTTCACGGTCTACGCCAGCAGTTGGCTTAGCTCAATATGGAAGGAGAAGATAATGGCTCAGAAAAAAATAGACAAAGTCGCAAAGGCTTTGAAAAAGGCCAGTAACACTCATGCCAAACAAGCCAAAGCTTTGGAGTCAATTAAGCTGAAAAATGGCGGCAGCGCGAAGAAAGACAACATACCAGACAACGTAGCGAATCCTAGCCTATATCGAAAAGCGAAAGCCAAAGCCAAAGCAAAGTTCGACGTATACCCCAGTGCTTACGCAAATGCTTATATGGTTTCTCAATACAAGAAGATGGGCGGCAAGTACAAAGGCGCCAAGAAAGCTGCCGGTGGTGAGGTAGCCTTCGACGCTAAGAAAAGCGACCTCAACAAAGATGGCAAGATTA